AAATTTAATAATACGATTAAGATCTTTGGTAGTAGCTAAGATAGCATTTTGAGCACCTCCTCTTATGAAACCATCATCAGATAAACTAAATTGTTCTATAGTAGAAGGAATTTCTGGTTTTTGGGTGTTAGTTACATTTGGAGCATTAGTTGTACCAACAAAACTACCATTATTATTAATAGTATTGTAGTATTGAGCTAGACTGCTCCAATTGTTATTTAGTGTAATAAATGGCATTCACCTACTTTATTTTAGTATCTACCGTCACGAGGACCTTTGTCTCTGTAAACTCCATTTAAAGATGGATAGTAAGGTCTACCAACAAAAGCATCTGGTGCAGATACTGGAGGATTTGATGGAAGAGTTAAAAATGAGTTTACTAATCTTCCAGTTAATAAATCTTGTGATCTTACTAACGCGCCGCTTTGAGCTAAAGCTTGTATATCAGAAGTAGTGCGTTGTCCCTCATTTTCAAAGTTAGGACCTTGCTGTCCTTGTAAACTTAAACCTTGTGGGGTTGGAGCATTTAATTGGTTTCTAATTGACATTGTTAAATGATTTTATTGTTTAATATAAATATATTAAGCGAATGAATTCGGCGCACCATATTGTGATTGTGCTGTTTGAAGACGTAATAAAGTATCAGTATTTGCTTGAACATTTACTGCTATTGGGCGGTTTGCTATAGCATCTATATCAGCTCTACTAATTCCACCACCACCTCCAAGCATATTAGCAGCGTTTGGAGCGGCTACTATTTGGTCAGCAGGATCAGTAATAAATGAACCTTTAGGGCCTGATATTAATAATCCACCTGATGGACTAATAACACCATCTCCAAGTTTTGTAGCTCCTTGTATTTTTTCTGATGCTTTATCTACACCACTATTCATCTCAGAGATTAGGTAAGCTAAACCAGCTCCTACAGCCACAGCTCCAAGTCCTAAAGTTACAGCTGAGACAGTAGCCAGAGTAGCTGCAGCTCCAGCGGCTTGAGAAGCAGCGAATATTCCTGCTTTAACAGCAGCGGAAGCTAATCCAACAACAAGTTTACCTCCTATTGCTATTGCTATAGCGTCTATCACATATTTAATAGTATCCATAATACCTTTTAGATTTTCAGCGTTGCTAACAAAATTAGCAAACTTTTCAACCATATGAAGTAATGGGCCTGCTGCTATACGAGCAAATGTTTCTTTTAACTTATCAATAGCTTCTTGGAATTTTTCTTGAGCTGATTGTTGAGCTCCCATAGCTAATAATTGTTCACCATTAGCTGCTTGTTGAACTGTAGCTTTAAATTTTTCTAGTTCACCATGTTGTTCAGCTATCCTATATTGTTCTAAAAATGCTTCTTTAGTAGCAAATGCTGTTCCTTTTAGTAATTCTTGTTGTTTATAAGCATCAGCCATTTCATCCGCTGACATACCTATTGATTTAGCTATAGCATCTTGTTGAATAATATTTAATTTTTGGAATTCTGATAATCCACCTACTTGTTCTAATAAGTCAGCGGCTGCCTCAGTTGTTTTACCTTGTAATGCTAAAGCTCTAGCTCTTTCAAAATTAAGATTTTTACCTGTCAATAATTCAGCTTCTAATTCATTCTGAATTGATGATTCAAAATCTAAAAGTGAACTAGATATCTTTCTTGATTGTTCTAAAGTAATACCTAATTTTTGGGCTTGCATAACAGCTGCAGCTATACGTTTAGGATCATTACCTAAATTAGCAGATAAAGCACCACTAACTTTAGCTACGTCTTGCATTACCTTTTTCATGTTAAGCTGGACGCCAGTTTGCTTTTTAAAAGCTGTTATTTGATCTCCTATTTCTACTGTTAATTCTTCTTGAGACTTATTAGTTAATAAAGAGAATTTAGCAAACTCAGCTGCTTCTTCATTACTTAAACCTAATCGTTTTGTTAATAAAATTTGTCCAGCGACCATTTTTCCAGTGAATAATTCAGCTGTACCTAAAGCTTCATTTAATTCACCAGTAGCATGCATTTGATTTTTAATGCTAAAAGTACCAGCTGTTAAATTTTTACTGTATTGTCCTACATTGTAAGACATTTGATCAAAGTTAGCTTCTAATTCATGAGCAGCGTCTTTAGACATACCCATATTTTTAGCGAAATCAGTTAGATGTTTATCTAACTCAAGAACTGTTTTAACTAACATTGTAAAACCAGCTGCTATTCCACTCACAACAACTAATGGATCTGAAAGAGATTTGCCTATTTGAGCAAATGTACTAGATACACCAGTACTAAAAACAGACCAAGTTTTTTTACCTTCACCAGCAGCATCTTCCATTGCTTCTTTTACTTTCTCTACTTTGACTAGAGAATTAAGTATAGGTATTTTACTTATTCCATCAAATATTTTATATGTTATACCTAAAGCTTTTTCTTGTCTTTCAGCTTCTTTAGTTAATTCTTTTAATAATTTCTTTTGTCGTTCATATTGAGCATTAGATTCTTTACGAAGTTCAACTATTTTTTCTTCTGATATAACACCTTCAATTATAGCTTCTTTTATATTATCTTCTATAGATTGCTGTCTTTGTTTAGCTTTCTCTAAAGCAGCATTTACATCTTTTAATTTTAAAGTACCTGATGATTGTTTATCAATTAATTTATTAATTTCATCAGTCTCATATCTTTGTCCTTTTAAATTTTTAGTAACTTCTTTAGCTATACCATTAAAATATTTTTTTGTTTCTTTATCAAGATTTTTTTGTCCTGCTATTGAAGCATTAAATAATTTTTCAGAATCGTTAGATAAAGCCCCATAAGCATTCTTTATATCAAACACTAAATCACGAGTTTCTTGTAACTCATCATTTAATTTTTTCTGATTTTGTATTTCTTCTGGTGTAGCCATTTAATGTAATTTGTATCGGGTATAAATATTAAAGCGCCCTATTTTTTGGGCGCTTTTATTTTTGATGTGAAATCAGCTTGTGGTATATTTGGCTTACTTACACTAGGTTTTGATGAAGTTGATTTTGTTTGTGCTTTTTCTTCAACTTCTGCTTTTTTATCTAGATATTCCTGTATTTTTTGTATATGATATCGCCTATAAACTATAGGCATATTATACACAGTATCATAAGGAAAACCACCTCGTCCATGATATATTAAATCATGTACTTCAGCCATAAATACCGCTCTATAAGCTGGAGTCAGGCCAAAGAAAGCTAATGCCAATAGGCAAATTAACGCCCTCCACTACGTCATCATTATCTTTAGTGTAATCAAACTTAAGATTAAGTTCTGGAGTTACTTTAGTGATATATTTACGTAGTTCTCTTAAATCTGCTACTAATATGTTATCTACAAATTCACGAATAGCAGATGTATCTCTATCACCATTAACTGCTACAATAGTATGTTTTAAACGAGTTGTTTGATCAAATGAACCTTGTGGGTTTACTTTTTTCAAACCTTGAATTTCTCTATCAATTTTTTTCTCATCACCATGTGTCAATAACTTAAAAGTTACTGTAGCTTTTGCTCTAGGTAAATGAAAATCAAATTCATTTTTACCTGGTTTTAAATCTTCACTTAATGGTAATGGATCAACTGTTGATAGATCAAATGTTATTTTTTGTCCATCATATTCAAATTCATAATCCTTACCATAACCTAAAATACGAGCGGCTACTAATAATGCGTTTTTATCACAAACTAATAAATCATCATAAGTAATAGGAGTAACAATCATTGATTGTAATAACTTATCAATAACTGTACCATTTTTTAAGAAGTTTGTGTTAGTTAAAATGTCTTCTTCTTTAGCAGACATATACTTCATTTCAATTACACCTTTAGATAATGCTGAGTCAGGTGAGTAAGGTAAACCTTTAGATGGCAATTCAATTTGCTCTGTTGGAAACTTAAGTTTTTCTTCCATAACGTTTTATTAATTTTATATATATAAATATACGAAAATAAAAGAAGCCGTCCAAAAGGACGGCTCTTTAAAATATGTTAAACTAGATTAGTAGTTCAAGATACAATAATCCATAGCGATTGTTAAACTGATAGCAATGTATGCTTCGTTAGCCCAATCGTATTCACCAAAGTTAGCTTCTTTAACATAAGCACCTTTAATAATCCACTCACCTACTACATCACCTACTGGACCTAAAATGTTTAAACGAACATCTTTTTTATAGAAGTCTGAGTAACCATCTCTACCAGTTACTGATTCGTGAGCTAAACGAGCCCATTCCATTACTGCTTGAGCACCACTTGGAGTTATCGGATCATATAATTCTAAAGTCATATCATTCCATCTAACTTTACCTTTAACTTTACGGTAAACGTTAATATGGTCTAATACAATTTCACCAGCGTTAAATGATGGGGTTGAAGCTTTTCTAACTAAGTATGATGGAATGCCACCAATAAGCATTAAAAAGCGATTCTGAACTTTTGGTTCAAACGCGGTGAACATTATTTCATTTGGATCTAATACTGCCATTGTATTGTTGTTTTATATAAATATTAATAGTTATTGTTTTTGCGCAACTGGTTGTTCAGCTGGTTTTTTATTTTTTTCCTCAATATCTGATTGCATTTTGTTTAAGTAACTTAATACCATTTTGTAGTTTTGATTACTTTCAAGACTGCTTAATTGAGATCCTTTTTTCTTTTGCATCCATTTAGCTATAGCTTCGATTACTCGAGAAAAATCTTTCACATTAGTTACAGCTGATGACAGCTTAGTTAAAGAGGAAGTAACGCCCGCAACCGCTGAATCAGCGGCTGCGTCGTCTTCAAATTCGTATAATTTTTTGTTTTTTATCATTTGTTATTTTTTACTAGCTTCCGAATGATACACCAGTTGGTAAGATGTTGAAATCTAATAAGATAAATTCAGCAGTCTTAGTTGGTTGTAAATAGATCTGGCCTACTAATTGATTTCTATCAATTACATCAGCTGTGTTATTTGATTCATCCATTACTACTTTGAAAGCGTATAAACCTTGTTTTTGTTGTACTGATTCAAGATATGGAGTGACAGTTGAAACAAACGCGTTTCTTGTTACTGTGGTATTTTGTTCAAACACTAAGTTCTCAGCTACATTACCAATATATCTCTTAAGAGCAATTAATAAACGACGAACGTTGATACGATCTAAAGCGCTAGCTTTTTTCTGTAATGTTTTCTGACCAAATGCAGCTACACCAATATTAGGGAAAGTAGCGATTGGGTTAACTTTACCAGCATATAAATTATCACGATCTGTTGGAGATAATTTTCTTTCAGCTTGTAATACATTACCTAATCCACCTCTTGTTAAACCAGCTGGAGCAAACCATTCAGCACTTACATTATCATTAAATGCATATACACCTGGCATAATTGTTGAAGCTGGAACCCATACGCGTTTACCAGTTTCTTGAGATAATACTTGAACCCAAGGCCAATAAGCACCTGCGTAGTTAGTATCTAAACCAGCTGCTTGGTTAGTCACTGATGACAATGTAGAAGCGTAAGGTTTTAAATCTGTAATATAAAAACAATCACCTCTTTCTTCAGCTAAACTGATGAAATCACCTACTGCTGAAGAGTGTAAAGCTTGAATTAAACCTGGAGTGGCTAATAAGCTAAAGTCGTATTCATCTTTATTTGATAATAAATCAGAAGCTGTAGCATAGTTATTAGCTACTAAACCTTGAGTTGTTGAGCCAATGTTTTGGAATAATGTATTTCCAACACTATTTACATCATCACCTTCAGCACCACCAAAAGCACCACCTCGAGATCCACTACCATTTACTGGAATTGAAGCTGTATATTCATTTTTAGCGTTTCCAGCATTATCAAAGTAGTTTGGAGTTGTGTAGTTAACTTGACTTACACGAACATAGCGGCTATTGTTTGGATAGTCACCAGATGTTCTAATATAGAAATTACCATCAGCATCTTTGATAACTTGTTTTGTTTGGTTACCAACAATAGCTTCTAAGTAGTTAGGTTGATTTGGATCTAATGATACATTAGTAAATGTTTCTAAAACAGAAGGTGAATTTGAATTATCATTACCTTGACGAACTAATAATGTAAATGTACCACTTGAAGTATTAGCATTTTGAATTTCCCATCTTACATTATCTGCTGATCCGCTAAATAATGAACCATCAGATAAAACAGCAGGAGATCCAGATGCCTCATTATTCATCACAACACCAGTAGATAAAGTTTCTAGTACAAATGTTGGGATTGTACTTGAAGCAACACTTCCTCCACCAAATACTGACTGTGATGGGAACTGTTGTATATTGTAATACCAATCTTGTCCACCATACCAATTAGTGTTATTTAAAGCTGTACCATCTGAAGAAGCGGTAACAGAAAATACATTAGTTGATGTATTATAACTAGCTGATAACTGATTACTAAGAGATGTGTTATTAATAAATTCTGATGCTGAAACGCCAAAGTTATCAGCATTCCATGTAGTACCACCATCTGGTGTGGCATCTATATAGTAGTAAGTTTGTCCAGCGAATTGATTAGTAAATGTAGCGTTTGAAGCTACAATGATAATGTTGTCTTGAGATCCCATATCAAATATGAAACTCTTATTCCAACTATTAAACATAGCATCAGTTAATACCATACTAGCTGAAGCTTTAGTGTTTGTACCACCAGTGATATTATTTGGAATTAAACTAGATGTAGCTGAAGTATAAGTGTCACTAGTAACTCTAGTGATTAAAGCTGTTGAGCCACCTTGTTGGAAATAGTTTCTAGCAGTGATTGAAGTTAAAAATTCATAATTTGCACCACCACTAGTGAACATACCACCAAATTTGTTTTTAAAGTCACTATAAGAAGTAACTATAGTTGGTATGTTTGCGGGACCCATAACAGTTGGGCCAACTAAGGATAAACCAACAGTGATAGGACCTTGTGTTATTTGTGATAAGTCATTCTCACGTGTTAGTACACCTGGAGAGATTAATGTTTCTTGCGCCATGTTTTAATTAGATTTTGTCTATTGATAAATATATAAGGTGTGATATAAAACGAAGAAGCCCCAGCATTACTGCTGAGGCTTTCTTCTATATTAACTCCTAACACCTAACAATACATATTATGCTTTCACTTCTCCTGTATCAAGATCAATGGTTCCTTCACCATATTTTTCTTGTAACTGTTTAGCGATTTGTTTTTCCTTAGACGCTAACTCTTTTTGAGTGTCTAATAACATTACTTTTTGTATTTCTAATTCACCTAAAGTAAATGCTAAATTTGTATATTCTTGTTTAAGATCTTTAACAATCTGTAGTTCCTCAGATGTTAATTTTTTAGCGACAATACCCATGATTATTCTTCAATCTTAATTAACTTAAAGAATGTGTTATAAACACCTTCAGTTTCAACACCCTCAAATTCTTCAAGGCTAAAAGAACGATATTCTAAATCACGCTCTTCACTTAACAAAGCATTAAAATCATTTTGAAACTTAACAAAATCTGGGTTCACTTCACGTGATTTGATTTCTTTAGTTTCTTCATCAATAACTTCGTTAATGTAAAGTGGAATGCTAATAGCGCCGTTTTCTTCTTTACCGTATTTCTTGATTAACTCTTCTTTAAGTTTCTCTACTGATTCTTTTTCAGCAGCTACTTTCTTATTAAGATCATGTAACCAATACTTTGTAGTTAATTTGATTTTTTCGCTCAATAAGCCTTTTGATAATACTTCACCTGTTTGTTGGTTAGTAACAC